CAGCCGCAGCAGGCGAAATAGTCGGAGTAACATCAGCAGCTACCGGAACGAGTCATAGTTTTGCACGATCTGATCATGTGCACCAGATTCAGCATTCAATTGCTAATAATCATATTGTAACTATCGATGGTACAGCAAATGCAAATGAACATGCTGTATTCACTGCCGGTGGGATAGCAGGATTGACCAATGCAGAACTACTTGCAGCCTTAAGTGGGAATGCCGACGCCGAATTTAATTGGAATTCACAAAATCTTGCTGGCATAGGAACGATAGCATCTGGTGTTATTACAGCCACTTTAAGTGGGACGGGGATTGTTTCAACTTTTCAAAGTGACAAGACTCCCACTCTGATAATTAAGACAACAGCAGCCAGTGGTAATGATGCCATTGTTCGTATTATGGGTGCGCGTACTAGTAGTACAACATCTGATATTGCTCGATTGTGTTTTCATGATAGGAGCAGCAGTGGTGGCTCAGAAACAGAGCCTTTGGCATCAATAGTTGCTAGAAAGCAAACGTCGAACACCAGACAAGGAAAATTGATTATTCGTACTAATGATGGGGCTGATGCTTATACAGATTCTATTGTAGTGGATAAAAATGGTAATGTTGATATAGCTGCCCACGATGCAGCGACTACAGGTTTAACTTTAGGGGGAACACTAGTCACTGCATCAGCAGCTGAGTTAAACGTTCTTGATGGCATAACGGCACTTGATGACGGAGCAGATGTCACTGGAGATAATCCACCTCAAGCCCACGCTGCCAGTCATCAAAATGGTGGCTCTGACGAAATAAATGTAGCAGGACTTTCTGGACTTCTTGCAGATGATCAACATGTTTTAGATAGTGAAGTTAAGGCAATTAAACTGGATGATTTCGCTGCTCCTGATGACAACACTGACTTAAATGCTTCCACAACGGCACATGGACTACTTAGAAAGCTTGATAATGATGACACTCATTACTTAAATGGTCAAGGTAATTGGACAACCCCCGCTGGTGGAGGGGGAGGTATTATAGCACAGATAGTAAATGTTGAGACAGGAGCATACAGTACTGGTACTATAGCAATTCCCCTTGATGATACCATCCCTCAGAACACTGAAGGCAATGAGATTATGACATTAACTATCACACCAACAAGTGCGACTAACAAATTGAAGATTGACGTTATCGTAAATTATTCTCATTCCACTGCAATATATGCAACAGCAGCTTTATTTCAAGATAGTACTGCAGGTGCTTTGGCAACAGCATGGGATATGATAGATGCGGCAGCCCACAATGGTCAGATTATTTTTTCTCACATGATGGTTGCTGGAACTACTTCACCTACGACTTTTAAGGTAAGAGCAGGCGGAGATACAGGACCAACATTCTATTTTAATGGCAGAAGCGGATCACGAAATTTTGGGGGAACAATGGCTTCTTCTATCACAATTACGGAGATAACAGTATAAGAAAGGAGATAAAATTATGACTGTCACATCAGAAAACAAAAGGAATCAATACAACTGTAATGGATCTCAGACTGTATTCTCATATACCTTCCGTATTCTTGATGATGATCATATTCAGGTCATTCTGACTGACTCGGGGGGGTCTGAGACTGTTCTTACAAAGACTACTCATTATACAGTATCTGGTGTGGGGGATGCTGGGGGTGGGGATATTACTACTGTGTCTACTTATGCCAGCGGTAATACTCTTACTTTTCTGCGTAATGTACCTGTTACTCAATTGACAGACTATGTTGAGAATGATATGTTTCCCGCTGAATCTCATGAAGATGCTTTAGACAAGCTGACTATGCTCATCCAACAGCTCATCGAGCTTGTTGCAAGACAGCCTGCTTTGCTAAAGGGCTCCAGCTACAAAAATCTCACACTGCCTGATCCCATAGCCAACAAGCTCCTGGCTTGGAAGGACGATCTGAAGGGATTAAAGAATGTAGGAATTGAGAGCGAGGGGGATCTTGAGGTATCTGATTATATCAAAGATGTACTTGATGATGAAAGTGCTGCTGCAATATTGACTACTCTGGGTCTTGATACAAATCTATTGGCCCTTACTTTACCTGCGGAAGTTACAATATCAGATTTTGTGAAGACTTTACTTGATAATGCAAGTGCTTCGGTCTTCTTGGACACCTTAGGTTTTTCTACCTTTATTAAGACTCTTATTGATGATGCTGATGCAGCAACAGCAAGAGCTACTCTTGGAGCAGGAATATTAAGACAACAGGTTATTATCCAAACAGGAGCATATGCCTCTGGTACAACAGCGATACCTCTTGATGATACAATTCCTCAGAATACTGAGGGGGATGAATATATGTCCTTAGCGATTACTCCCAAGAAAGCAACTAACAAACTCAAGATTGATGTTACTATAAACTTTAGTCATGCTACAGCGGTCTATGCCTGTGCAGCTTTATTCCAAGATGACATAGTAGATGCCATAGCAGCTGGTATGGGATTTCTTGATACTGCCAATCCCGCTCAGATTAATTTCTCTCATAGTATGGTTGCTGGAACTACATCAGAAACAACATTCAAAGTACGTGCTGGGGGGGATACAGGACCAACATTCTATTTTAATGGACGGGTGGGAGCAAGAGTATATGGGGGTGTTCTGGCCTCATCAATTGTAATCAGTGAGTTTGAGGTTTAAGGATTTTAACATAAAAGGAATTACAATCTTACTATATCCCTCTGCTTCTGGATGGACACCATCTGGCACATATACACTAAAGAGATAAGGGTCCTTGTCTAAGACTTCCTTCCAGTTGGGATAATTATCTATCAAAGAAAAATCCCAATCCTTAGCAAAGTCTCTATAGACCTGATAATATGCTTCAAGATCTGGACGCCAGTATGCTCCTGTTCCCGTACAGGGATTCATAGTTTGGATAATAATCTCACAGTAAGGGTTGTCTTTAAGAATTTCATTTGTCATCCACAATAAATTAGTATATGACTCCTGAAGAGAGACATCATACCATCCTCCCTTGAAAGCATCATTCATGGACCATTCAATAAAGACTACATCAGGGAGAAGAGACAATACAAGGTTAATACATTCTACTCCAGTAACCGAACTCATTCCTCCAATACACTCATTATGAATAGTTACTAATCCTGGATACTTCTTTTCTAATTCCTCTCCGAGTAAATCTACCCAAGAACCACAAGTTAGAGAAGTTCCGTATGTTACTATAGTTTGGGGAATCCCTTGTTCTAACTTCTCTGCCAAGGTTTTGAAGTCATCTGGCTTTACCCAATCTAGTTCATTAATAAAGACCTTTTCGTACGTTGGGTCTTGGGGAGGATATTCGTTTCCACAACCTCCTATAGAGACCAAGAAAAGAAACAGTAGTAAAATAAGTTTTATTCTTCTCATTGTCTTTTCTCCTCTATCACCTCCCAGAAGATAAGAGACTTATGTAGTTTACCTACACCATAAGGATAGACAGAGAATTCCAGAATATAGGGAGCCCGGAAACCTCTATCAGTTTGTTCAATTGTATGGGAGAGAGAGTAGTGAAGGTTTACTGGGAGTTGTAGGGATAAGAGATCATGAGGCATTTTCCCCCCGATCTTCCAGCTATTAGGAATGCCTTTGTCTATGTCTCTTACTGTTGAAGGCCCCAAGACATATTCAATAATATCTCCCTGTACAGGATCTCTCATGTACTTACCAGACATAATTGTATCATGCAGATCAATCCCTTTAGATACAATGATATCAATCTTATCAAGACATTTCCCTAATTTTGTTAAAATAGAATAAGTTTCACGTCTATCTTTGTTAGGGTAAAAGGGTAATCCCCAGGAGGTGTATGGACTCTTCATGTCTGTTCTAATCGAGACCCTTGTCCAATCTGGGGGGATATTTTGTATAAATTTGGTCAGTGCTAAATCATCCCCTAACACACACACCACTGGGGTATTCAGGCCTAGCTCCTTAAGTTTCAATATGCTTGCTGATTTGCTCCCCATAATATCTCCTTTTACTTAATTTCTGCCTGTTATGGCCTTCCAAATACGGTGTAAGGTTGATATCCCATACATACGCAAGTAGAAGAAAACTTCTCTGAATCCCGGGGGTACTTCTTGTTCTCCTCGCATTCTCCTGAGAACCTCCCTGATTCTTCTCTCCTTATTTCTCTTCGCGAAAGGTTGTCCTTTAGAAGTAATCTCTTCCATCTCGGAGATGGCTAGATTAATTTTGTTGTGTATGATTCTCATTTTCTCCTCCTGAAGTATTTTAAAATACACAAGGCATCTGCTATACCTTGGTTGGACGACCTAGTACTAGGTACTGTATCTCCCAGGGACTCTTTGAATTTGGGAAAGTGTTTTCTGGCATGTCTCCAGGCTTTTTCTTTGATAGCTTCTCTTCCTTTCTTACGAGAAGATCTTTCCAATGAGGTCATTCTCTGCCAACTCTTAGCATCCACATACTCAACAGGTATATCCTTAGCACACAGTGCTGTTTCCCAGGAACCAAGGTTGAGGCCTAATCCGAAATTTCCCCTAGCCCCAAATACGGGGGAGGAGTGGTTACTCTCAACTGCTGCAACCCACTCATTCTCCCCGTATTTCTCCTGGAGGGAGGAGAGAAAGTCTAACATGCCCATACAATCTCCAGGACAGATAGTCACTCCTATAACTCTCTTCTTCCCAGGAATGTAATAAGCTACTGCTCCCCCCCAACCCGGATCTATTGCAATAATTTTCATCTTCTACTTCTTGGCCTTTGTACTCTTCTTCCTACTTGCGGGGGGAGAAGGGGTAGTAGCTTTCTTTTTCTTCTCCCTCTTCGGAGAGATAAGAGCCATGGCCTTTCTAATGTCAGCGGCGGCCTTCTTCACCACGAGAACAGCCTTCCTGGATTCTTTGAAACCCTTCTTCACTCCATCTTCTGTGAAGCGATTCCATTCTTCCATAGCGTCCTCTAGGGCAGACTCAGCCTCACGGAACATTCCAGTGATGTTTTCCTCAGGGGTTTTCTTTGCCATTACTTCCTCACTTTCTTTTGAGAAGTCTTTTTGGAAGACCTCCTAGGTTTGTATTTCTTCTTGTTAGCCTTAGCCTTGGCCTCTGCTGCAAGACGACGTTCTTCTTCTAACTCAGACATTGTCTTTACAGTCTTGGCCCTTGTTTTGGTTTTCACCTTCCTTTCACCTCCTTTTTAGTATTTACTCCTTTGGCGAAAACGGTTGACCTCACTTTTCCTCATGTAAAGGTCATACAAGTCCTCGGCCTCTATTCCCGCGAGGATGCAAGCCTCGATAAAGAAATGTAATGCGTCTGCTACCTCCTCTCTGAAGTGATCAACATCTACTTCAACCATGGTCTGTTTCCAGGGCTTGTTCTTAAGACAATCAAGAGCCTCACAAATTTCTATCATGCACCAGGCAAATCTCTGCCTTATGAGGTCTTGCCCCAGGTGAGTGTGGATGTCAACCGGAATTTTGTTGGGTACCACATGAGGGAGCATCATGCTCTCGATCTCCTTGTAGGTATGAACGAGTTCGTTCTGTCTAATGAAGATCTCCTCAAGTTTACCCTTTAGCGTTTCCTTCCTTGGATTTTCTTTGTCTCTTATGTTTACCATTAGGTTCTTCCTCCTCTTCTCCTCGGGCAAAGATGGAACAGTATTCTTCTGGAGCCTCCTCCATGCGAATCTTTCCTGCATTAACTAACTCCTCAATATCCTCTGCATTCCGTCTTTCCTTGTACCTTACTCCGTACAATACTGTACCGGGAACAAGTTCCTGTTCTCTCTGTCCGTGTGTTCTCATGATATCTTTTACCTTAAGACGAAGCTTATCTTGTTCTGCTTCAAGAACATCTATCTTATTCTTTCTCTCAAGATAAAGCTCTACAAGACGGGAGAGTTCACTTTTGGTGCTAGAGGACAGACGAATCTTCTCCATATTTTCTATTTCTTTGCCTATTGCCTCACGACAAGCTTTCTTGTATAAGCATCGTTTCTCTTCCTTGCGGGAGCATGTTCTTGGAGGTAGTCCTCCCTTATCCAGAATCTCTTGGATGTCCATTATCTGGTTCTTCAAGTCTTCCCAGTATTTGTATTTGGATTTGAAAACGATGTCCCTGACCTTGAGATTCCTCTTGTTCTTAATCCTGAAGCGGATCTTTGGTTTCTTAAATGCCCCAGCGTAGGCTTGCACCTGATTATAATACTTCTTAGTAAGGGGCGAGTGAATCTTTAGATCTTCCTCAGTATGAAGAGAGTTCCAGAATGAAGCAGCTAAGCCCTTAAACTCTACAACTTCCTCATCCCTCAGACCATCTGGTGAGAGAGATATTTCAGCTGTAGTTTCCCCTCGGGTCAGCCTTATTATTCTGGAGTTAGGTACCCAGAAATCCTCGAACTCTTCCTCAGCCTCTCTCTTCATCTCCTCATCATGCTCTCCCCCCTCCTCGAACTTGGCCTCGAGTTTCTTACCATATACTGCCTCGTGACCTAACACATGAAGGGCTTGAGCTCTAGGGCAGCCCAGTTTAGAACCACTGAACCGCCCTTCGTGGAGTTTATCGTATCCTTCCTTTTCTTTCACTTAGTCCTCCTCCTCCTCCTCAAGATCAAGTTCTTCGATGATAAGCTCTCTTAATTCTTTGACACTATCCCAGTCATCATCATCGATGGGTAGATCTTGGTCTCGAACTAATTTAAGGAGTTTTCTTTTGTTCATGTCATTGATATCATCCACTGTGTACTCTACCTCTTCTTCCTCTTCCTCCTCTTCCTCTTCAACTCTTCGCTTTTTCTTTCCTTTGCTCTTCTTTCGAGAAGGTCTTTCTTCCTCTTCCTCCTCTTCCTCATCCTTTTCCTGCTTCTTTTTCTTGCTCTTCTTCTTAGAGGTTTCACCTTCGAAGTCTTCAAGATATTCATCAATATCAAAGGCATTTCCATAGTTGTCCTTAAGTAGTTCAATCATTTCATCACAGTCTCTAACATCGATGAGTTCAATGAGATCCTGTAATTCATCTTCCCAATCATCGTAGGGAATAGGAGTTGCCTTGGCCCTGAGACGATAATCATACCTGGTGCCTCTTCCAGTACCGGAGACGTCAAAGTAGATATCATATCCATCCTCGGGATCGGTGATGTCTTCAATATCTTCATCCTCGAGCAGGGACAGAAAATACTTTCCAAATGATAGAGGAGCACTCCAGAGTTGAACTCCAGCTTCGATGTCATTGCAATCAATAATCTGTACGATGAACTTTGGACTTGAGGCCCTCAGCTCACCAGCAGCTTCTCTCTCATCTTTATCTCCCTTAGCCATTCTCTTAATTACATGGCATGTGGGGCAGGGAGATTCTTCTAACCAAGGTTGATTATCTTGGAGACACGGGAATGCTCGCTTCCTCCCTCCCTCCTCAAACCCAAAGTGAAGAACTCGGCGTACATAACAAATGCCTCTTTCATCCCAAGCCGGAAGAACTCTAATCTGGTTCTTCTTCTTTTTGTCTGGGGTCCACCACTCACCTTGAGCCATCTGACTCCGAGTACGTTCTGCATACTCTTTATTTGGTTTGTAGTATCTCTTCTTTTTTGGTGCTTTCTTTGCCATACTATTTTCCTTTCGTTTGCGTCCTACTTGGATTTGCTCCAGGTCTTATTCTGGATGACATCTATCTCAAGAGGGACAGTTAGTGTTAAATCAAATAACTCTTTTAACATCCTTGGCCTAGGTCCTACTTTCTCATATATCTTTCTCACCTCCTCCTTCTCATCAGGGTGTGTATCTGTTAGGGTGGCATCGTGTACATTACCAATGATTCTGCTTTTCATACGACGTCTCTTATATTCCTCTTGTATCTCCACCATGAGCATAACATTGATATCTGATGCAAGTCCCTGCATGAGAGCGTTGATCCCCTGTCTAATCAATTCCCTCCCTGTCTTGGAACCAAAGTCAGCCCCAGGTACTCTCCTGACTCTCCCGATAAGAGATACAGTTTGTCCTTCTCTAACAACTGCTCGTTGTGCTCTCGTCAACCATTTCTTCACCCCAGGATAGGTATGAAACCAATCTCTCATCAAGGCTGCTGCATCCTCTGGAGAACTTCCTAACTTCTCAGCTAGTCCCCAAGGAGATATTAGATAGATGATTCCGAAATTGATAGCCTTGGTTGCTTTCCTCTTGTCTGCAAACTTAGTAAAACGGCGATAATATCTGGGGGCTTTTTTCTCCACCCTGTAAGTAACCATGGTATGGATATCTTCCCCAGAGTTAAAGTCATTCAACATATCCTCATCCTGAGAATACTCTGCCATCAGCCTAAGTTCTATCTGAGAATAATCTCCCTGGGTGATGCAGCCCCCATCAAATGACGAGATGAACATCTTCTTGATCTGGATTGTTCTTTTCCCAAATATCTTATCCAGCTCATCAGTATCTCTTGGTACCTGGTGGACTATACTGGCTGAGAGTCTGCCTGTTACAGTACCTACCTCCTTTCTATTCTGACTCTCATGCCTAGTCATATTGTACTCCGGATATATCTTTCCATCCGGTTGAAGAGCATTATATATTCCAGTGACGAAGTGTGAATCAAAATGACTCAGCTTCTTATAGGCAATAATCTTTTCAATTACATCCTTGTATTTCTTCCCCTTAAACGATCTCGTACTTATTTCTAAGTTCTCCCGAGCAGTAGAACCATACCCAGTCTTAGTTTTAACCATCATCTTGAGACCTAGCTTCCCATATATGAAATCACTCAATTGCTCTGGTGAGTTGAGGTTCACCCCTGGGAGGGAGCGTTCAATCTCTAGTTTCTTTTCCTCAAACAACCTTATGTTCTTCCGGAGCAGTCGTTGGTCAATCATCATTCCTGTTCTCTCCACCTCGGCTAACATCTTGGTTGCTCGCTGTTGGAAAATGGATAAAGGGAGAAGGCCCTGTTTCTTCAACTCAGGTCGAAACTCTTTCATCAACCTTATTGTTGCATCAACATCCTCGCAATTATATGAAGCCACTTTAGACAAGGGGAGTTCTTTCAGTCGACTTATATGTTTAACGATTCTCTTCTCCCTAAGTCCAAGATCATCCGTATACCTCCGCTTCAGGGTGTACAATGATTTGCTAGGATAGTTCTCATCTAACAATCCGAACTCTAACATGGTATCTCGAATATCACAGAGAGTCTTTATCTTATAAGATAGAGCACATTTAACTTCATACTTTATGTTGTGCCCTCCTATTGTAGTCTCATTCTGTTTTTCAAACAACTGCTTTATCAATCCTATTGCACCCAGGATAGGTATCTCACTCTCTGGATGTTCTATAGGAATACAATATGCTAGCCCAGGCTTCCAGGATATGGCCATGGTAAGAATCTGGAAGCTAGGTATAAGAGTATTCAAGCCAGTGGTTTCAAAGTCCAGAGCTATCTTACTTCGAGTACAAGCTTTCTCAACTATTTCCTTAGCTTTGTCGTAATCATTTATTAGCCAATATTTTTTCTTGTATGCTCTATACTTCTTCTTAGTAAAGGCAAAATCTAAGTCTTCGTCTATAAGTTTCTCCTTGTACGGAGAATATAACATAGCTGCTGGGTGATACATAGGGTACACTGGAATATCAGGGAACTCCTCGAAATGAAGTACTTGGAACCTGAACTTACTTATCCCAGCTCGATTGTCTGACAGCACAGTCTTGATAGCAACAGACCCTATTGCCAATATCTTTTCAGGCTTTACTGCTTCAATCTCATCCAGCAGATATTGTCGACAAGCTCTGATCTCCCCCATCTTTGGGTCACTGTTCTTAGGAGGACGACATTTAACAGCATTGCTTAGATAGATGCTCTCACGGTTTATTCCTCGTCTCCTGAGTTTACCCATGAGAACTTTACCAGCCTTGCCTTGAAAGGGCTTTCTAACATCATCCTCTCTCTCACCAGGAGCTTCTCCAATACCCATTAACTTACAAGGAACAGGTCCATCTCCTATGAGGCAGACGGTCTTGGCCGTGCGATGAAGACTACATAGAGTACATTCTTCATCTCGTAGTTGTTTCCACAGGTCCATAAGCCTCCACAAATTTCTGGTATTCAGCATTCACTTCTTTGATCATGTGAATTGTATACAGAGTCAAACCCCCTTGCTTGACTCCGTAGTGAACTATCTTATATTCCCCCTCTCTATTTTGGAAGATAGCATCTACATCCTTCCAATCCTTGGCGAAGACATTGAAGACTACATGTTGCATTATCATCAATATGTCTCCTTTTCTGATAGCAAAATCCTCAGACTTATTTTTTTATCTCGAAATAATTGTATCGTTCTGTGTTGAGCTTGATAGGGACGTACTGCAATAACTTTTACTATCCCTACATTAACAATTGCTTTCGCACATTCATAACAAGGAGTCATAGAGCAATATATTGTAGTACCTTCTAATGGTATCCCAAATCTAGCTGCCTGAAGAATAGCATTTAATTCTGCATGGACTGTTCTAATACAGTGATTAGATGTTAGCTGCCTTCGTTCATCAGGTGGTAGACGTCTCTCTGTAAAGGGACTACGACTTTCCATTAAATGCCCTACTACATCACAGTGAGGCATTCCAACTGGAGCCCCTGCATACCCAGTAGTTACTATTCTACCCTTTTTGACAATGATAGCCCCAGACTTCCCCCTGTCACAAGTAGATCTTTGTCTGACTGCTTCCAAGACAGTTAGGTAATATGTCTCTCTAGTCATTCTTTCTTCTTTCTTTTTCATTCCATCTTCCTCCTTACATTGGGGGCATTCCCTCCCCCAGTATTCAAGACCTAATCTATGGCCTCTTGAACATTCAACTGGTTTGTCTGTAGGTGTTGTCATTTCTTTTCTCTCCATTTTCGATAAAAATCAAAGATTCTTTTTGTCGGCCCATACTCGGGAATGATAGACAGATCATTGGCTCTTCTCAGCTGGTGCCGACAAGCCTCAGCCATCTTCCCCTTACCCTTAACTCTTATTCCCATTGTGTATACAAGAGGATAGTATATTGGTACTACATATGCAAGGGTGAAAATGAACCTGACTTCCCATATACTTTCCCTCAAGTTTTTTGGAATATACTTCTCAAATACCTGCCGCAGAAATAGAAGATCAGCCCCGAACTTCTTAGGTATCTCTGTGGCTCGGTAAAATATAGTCAGGTCTACTTTCTTATTTCTTGTGTCAGGGTCTTGTATAAATACCGCTGCATTGATACAATAAGACTTCCCCTTTTTAGACTTGGCTCCGGTAATGAAACTAAATGAGGAAGAGATATAGGTCTTGCCTTCTTGTTGAATAAGGATATCTCTACCTAAACTTAATAGATCAGGCTCCTCATAAGTCTTTCTTAGACTTGTCAGCTTACCTTTACCATAACCTAAATAGTCTATAGAATAGTCTCCATCAAAGAAGCCATTGACTATCCATGTAAGATGTCTATAGTATTTTCGGTTGTAAGCCCAGTAAGAACATTCATCATCACCGAAGAGGTACCTAATAAAGTCTAGGTATTCCTCTTTCAAACCTTGTTTGGAGCTCCTGAATGATAGCATTAGAATATACCCTCTGAGTCTTTCCTGAATATGTGTAGGCTACCTATGTTGTGGATAAGGCTACCTGGTGCACAACCAACTCTGTCTGCCACATAGTTAACAAGCATACAGGCAAGAGCAGCATCGAACCTGAAATGGGTAATTGCATCACAGCTTCTCATG